ATTTAAACCAAATAACGATAATACTGTCCGCTTCAGGCATTGATTCAATCATCAGTATTTTTTCATCATCAAAGACATCGGTAACAATCTTAATCCATTTTACTTCTGCCAATGTACTTCACCTTCACTTTCCTTGTCCTACATTTATTTTGAAGCACAACATCAAGAGCCTTCTGTAAATCATCAACCTTTTGCTCAAGTTCCTTTATGTAATCCTTCTGCCCCTTTATAATTGTTTCTGCTGTCGATATCGCAAATATTAAGTCTTCTTCTTTTATTTTCATAAAATCATCCTCCAATTCTCTTTTTAGTAACTGCATCAGGGAAATCCTCAATCTCGCTTGACCAAATGCAAGTACCCTTTCCGTTTAAATCTTCCCAAAGTTTTGGGAAACCGCCTATACCATCAAATAATGATGCCATCGTTGGTGTCCTCTCATAACAAGCAGAAATCCTTTTAAGCACCCATCTCCAAGAAGGTAATGCAATGGAATTGCCGAGAGCCTTGTATCGTGCAGCATCGGATGTCTTGCACTTTTTACCTTTGGAATTTATGTATTCACCGATGTCTGTCCATCCATCAGGGAAGCCTTGTAACCTTTCGCATTCTAACGGAGTCAATCTTCTTACTATGTATCGAACTCTCACTACATTGTTGCCGTTTAAACTGTGTGCTGAATTGCTTTGTAAGGCACCGTTGATATCTGCTTCAGTACAGTTTCGACAATCTACGGATTTTACAACCACTCCATTGTGGTGTCCGGGACAACTTCCGTTTGTCAATGTTTTTGATTTTTCCTTAATAAACAATGCACCAACATCTCTTGATGCTGAAGGATCGATGCCGTAGCAAATCGTTGGAGCATCTTTATAATCCGTAGACACTAATGTGTTGGCAATATTCTTTGATGGATTCATATGAAAACCTCCATGCGATGTTGAATAACACACCGCAGGCTCTCCTCCATGAGTACAAGTTAAAGTTGGTGCTTGTCCGTCTTTAACATTGCAAGACGATTTACCGCCACCCATATCTACCGCATAACACACACCGCCCGGACCTTTAGCCACAAGTGAATGAGCAATGCCGTTTTCATCAATACCAATGTTAAACTTGGCATTTTCACCTTGATTGTAGGCACTTCGGTCAAAAGTAATAACATCTCTCTCGGTCATCACCATCGGCACATTGCCACCGCCTGTACCCATTCTTCCTGTTAATGTTTGCACCTTACCGCTTTCATCAATTTTTACTCGGCAATCTTGCGGATGACTTTCCAATACCATCGGTTGAAACAAAGTCTGCCAATTACCGCACCTTAAACTTGCTGACTTATCGGTTTGAATTAAAGCACCTTTTCCTCCACCTTCGCATCTGGCTCGTTCTTGCATTGTGTATGCGATTCCATTTGAATCATATACTCCAAGGCTTCCTTGAGGATCGGAGGCAATTCTTTTCCTCTCCGTTCTGCTCTCGTCAGTATCCCTTGACAAGCTTTTGCGGATAAATAATATTTCGGATGCGGATTCTCCTCCAAAATCTGCAACAAGTGAGATTCTTCTTCGTCTTTGGGGGACTCCCCAAAACTGTGCATCGAATACTCTCCAAGCAATGCTCCACCCATCTCCCACGATGCATCCGCTTGTATGCCATTTGTTTTTTTCAGGCATAGGTATAACGGCATCTTTGTCGATGACTTTGGCGGTTTCTTCAAGCACGATGCGGAAGTCTTCTCCTTTGTTTGAGGAGAATGCTCCGTAGACATTTTCCCATACCATGTATCTTGGTCGAATATGCTCATTTGTCCTTCCATCTCTTGCATCTCTTTCTCTCATCTCCTTGATTACTCTTATTTGCTCGTGAAATAACTGTGACTCTTGCCCTGAGAGTCCTTCTCTATTGCCTGCTACCGAAAGATTTTGACAAGGAGAGCCTCCTATTACACAATCGGTTATCGGCACTTCGTATCCGCTTATCTTAGTTATATCTCCTAAATTAACCATTCCCACACCTCTTTAAAAAGGAAGGTCTTCATTGCTACCATTCACTTCGATAAAATCACTATTCTTACTTGCGAAATCTTTAAGCGGATCGGAATCAGGATTAACATCTACAGAAGGCTTGCCATCCTTTTTGCTATCTACAAAATGAACATTATTTGCCACAACCTCAAATGCAGTGCGATTGTTTCCGTCTCGGTCTTGGTATTTTCTCGTTTGAATTGAGCCTTCGATGGCTATCCTTGAGCCTTTTGTGAAATACTTACATACAAATTCTGCGGTCTGTCTCCAAGCAACTAAATTTATAAAGTCGGTCTGCTTGTTATCTCCGTATCCTCTGTCCACCGCTATAGAAAAGGATGTTACCGAAACCCCATTCGGTGTGGTCTTAAGTTCAGGTGTTGATGTCATTCTTCCCATTAAAACTGCTATATTCATAATTTATTTTCCTCCTAAAATGTTATGTATTTATTCATACCTCGTTACCCCAACAATCCCAACCATCAGCATGTTGCCGGGCGAATAGTTCAATTCTTGGAAGATCACCGAGCAACTGCAATATTCTTTGTCGCACTTCATCAGGCTTTTTGCTATGTGCTTCTATTGGACTTTCAACTATTTGATGTACTGCATTAGATTTCACACATTGCTTTGCCTTTGTTTTTTTGCTAATGCCTATTAAACAAACCTCTGCATTTGCTCTTGTATAAGCACCCATTCCCCAAAAATAAGAATTACTTTTTTTATTTTTCTTCACCCACACAAAAGAAGCGGTTTTGTATTCAAACCCCCACTCACGCATCACCTTTAATGCTTGGTCTATGTTTGGGAATGTAGCCCACATAAAGCAAATTGCATCATCTGTCTTTATATCCTTAATTGGCAATCTACAAATGTCCTCAGTTGTCATTACTTCGTAATGATTAACCGCTGTTCCTCTTGAGCCTTTTTGTTTATATTCCCAAGGCGGATCAGCATAGATAATCTTGTACTTTTTATTTGTATTAAAAATATCTACCTTCACTATCAATCATCCTTTAACGAATATTTGGCATACCTTACTGTCTTGCCAAATCTGTTTATACTTTTAACTGTTTCGATTTTGAATTCCCTACCATCTCTTCGCATTTCACTTACCCTTGTAGCAAGTTTTGTGATGCCTAAATCTGCAAAAGCCTCCATCGGAGTAATGCTGCCGAATTGATGTAAATAATCTATAATTTGTTCGCATTGAGTCATTTTTATCTTTCCTTCCATTTTGAATAAGTTAATTTGGATTCATCCCAATCAGGATAATGTGCCTTTAAATAATCTTTAAAAGCATTTTTGATTTCTTTATGTAATTTGCCGTTGTCAAAGGAAAAATGGCAAGAGATACACATTACCGCAAGATTTTGAGGTATTCCCAAACCTAACCTTGCCCTTGATACATAATGTGCTATCTGCAAGTTGTGTCTTTCACCGCAAATAATACATTGGCAGTTATCTCTTTCAAGCACCTCATTACGCACCTTTGGAGAGATGTCACAGGCTTTGCTTCTTTTACTCGCCATACATATCACCATGACAACAATCACATAAGCCATCGTGAAGTTCATTAACAACCGCACCACACATCTCACATTCTTTTCCTTCTACATAATTGGTGCTTTCACAATGAGGACATACATACCATTCTTCTGTTGCATAAGTCATTCCGTATGGATGATGTTCTTCTATAACCTTTGTTTCTTCAAAAGTTCTTTCGCACTCTTCACAGTAATACATCTATTTTTCCTCCTTGTAATTAGCCATTAATGATTCCAATTCCGTTGGTGTCATAGTCTCAATGCCCTGAGTCTTGCAATCTTGGATGCAAAGGTCTATAAGCCTTGAAAATTGCTTGGAATTATAGGTTGATGAGCCGTAGTAACAAATCACATTGGTATATCCTCGTAATTTGCTTTCACCGATGACATCGCATTGCCACCCTATGCCTCTCTGTCTCCATATAGATTTCCAAGTATCTACCGCTTCATCCTTAATCGGCAACACCTCATAATTACCACCGATATCCTTGATGTAAGTTCGATATATGTCTTCAGGAGAGACATTGATTTTTTCGGATAACTTTCCAACCAACTCCCAAAAGTATCGGTTAGCATCGTTGCTCCGCTTTTTTACCGCCTTATCGATAACAAGCGAATATTCCTTGTCATCCTCAAGAGTATTTACAAACTCCATAATCCTCGGCAAAAGGAATGTGAATTTATCTTTTCTAAACGAGAGCTTCATTTGGCAACACTCCTTTCACCAAGCAATCTCTCAATATCAAGTGCTTTGGCAAGTAAACTGTTTGTATCCATTTCTCGTCATATGGGATAGGAATTACTCGTCTTCTTTTAGGCTCTATTGGTCTAAAAAAATTATTGTAATCGTCTTCAATTAACTGATAGACAACTATGTTTGCTTTCCTAATACCCGATCCAAACATCTGCACTTGCACTTGGTTTATGTATTTTTTGGGCATCTTAAATTTATCGATATCATCTTTTGTGGTTTTGCACTCATAAATGCAATCATCGGTATTTCCGTCAAGGTTTACCCTGAGTCTCAGGTCTTCGTTGATATACTGCTTGTCCAATTCCATTGGAATGCCCAATGATTCAAGAATGCGATGCTCAAAGTGAGTTCCGGCAAGAGTATAAACATTGTCAAAATGGTCATTGTTTATTGCTATCTTTTGTAACCACCAATTCAGCCAAGTTTTTGTCTTCCAATTGCCAATCACAAAAGCATTGTCACTCGCACCGAAATATCCGCTTCTATCTTGACTTGCTATCATAGAGCATCCAACTTCTTCTCAAAGCGGTCAAGCTGGTCAAAATATGTAAACACCACTTTTACCTCATCTTCGGACATACCCAACTTATCTGCTATATCCTTTGTGGACATTCCCTTTTTGATGGCTTTGGTATACGAAATCTGCATTCGCTCTTTGATTTTCATAATCTTGTGTTTGCTCAAATCTTCTTCACCATCAATGCCTGTATCATCGTTTATCCACAAATCAAAACCGAGTCCTGTCCGCATTGCCACACCTTTTACAAAGGCTCTTGTTTGGGCATTCCATACTCTTTGTTGAGTAAGCGAATTATCCTTAACTGGATTGCTTCCGTTCATAAGCGGAAACTGTGATTCAAATTCAAGGTCATCAATGGTGATTTTCACCCTTACCTCATAGCATCTATTTACTATGCCGTTCTTGTCCTCAAATTTTTCATCCGACATAATCAGGCTGCTTCCGTTAGGTAATGTGCAAGGCTCAAAGAATACCTTCTCGGCACCGTTTTGATAAAGCAAATCAACACACTTTGCCCAATTTAAGTACGGCACTTTAATAATCTTGCCCTTATCGTCTTTAGCCTCTCGCATTTCGCAA